CGTTGGTGATAGTATTTAAAAAGAGGGCTTCTACAGGCGCTCACGCAGAACTTTGTGAATCTCGTACTCAAATACGTCGAATATTCCTAAGATGTCATAGTTAAATCGCCTTTTCCAGTATCTGTGCCAACTTCTGGGGTTCATCTGCATGAATCTTGCTCTGTTTACCTCAGTCCTCTGAGTTTTCCCAGTTCCACCGCACTTAAAGCACTCTATGACCTTGTATCCGGTGTGAAGGGTTCCTCTTCCGTTGCATTTACCGCATTTGTCTGACCCTGCCGACTCAACAAGGGCAAGGTATGCAAGCATTCCAATGAACGTGTTGTATTTTTGTGGCCCAGAAACGTCCTTTTTGTAGTTCCACTCATGCTCATTGGCTGTTTTCTCTATCATCCAATAGACATATCTCCAGACATCAACAAAATAATGCTGCTCGTTTGCGTATTTCAGCCTTGCGTACTTGGAAACAATCGGACTCAGCCCCGCCATAGCAAAGCATACATCTTCCCACGGCATTCTTGGGTTGTGCCATACGCTTGATGATTTGGTAGTTAAGGATTTTATGTTCTCCTTAGAATACTTCCTCAATCTGGGTCTCCGCGAATATCTTTTTTGTTGGTTTTTTGTCTAGAGACACATCAATTTCTCCCGTTTCAATGTAATGCTTAAACTGCTCACAAGCCATTTCACTTCTCGCGCATAGTTTATACACAAATGCGCTGCAATAGTCGCATGGACATTCCTCGTCCTTGAGGATTTCCAAGAGCGTTGATCTCATTTTGGGCTTTCTTTTCCTGCATCCATAACTGACATGAGTAACCCTCGCATCAACTTATGGCTCATTGTTGTTCCATCAGGAAATTCAAATTCTCCCTCTTCTGGGGGAAGTATAGCCCTGTCTCGATAATATTTTAGATAATGGGCAAGCGCCTCCAGTCCTGTGTACTTTTCCCCTGATTCTTTTGCATCATCCATTCTGAAATACCTGCTTCATAAAATTTTTGGCAGATCCATCTTTCACCATTCCGGTGGTGAACCTGTAGACTTGCCAACCGTCAAGTGCCGCGAGGTTGTATTTTTCGCAATCTTTGGCGAATCCAGAGCCCCTTGTGTGCCTTCCCATTGAGTATGTTCCGCCTTCTATCTCAACAGCAATCAGAAAAGGGGGCCAAGCGAAGTCAAACCTGAATCTCCTGCCTTCAAAAAACACATACTCCTCTTCCCAACCGGGAACGCTTAGTTCCCTAAGTATATGAGAAAACAGTATCTCTCCCTCACTCCTCTTTGTAGCCATCTTCCAGTTCTTTTGACGTTGGTTCAATTAATTTTGGCATTGGAGCCCTTCTGCTTCCCTTGAAGGAGAAAGGCTTACCACTGAACCACAGGGGCAGAGTTGGATGCTCTGGATCGTATCTGTTTTTGAGACACTTCATGTATCCATCTGGCTTCCTCAGCCACTCCTCATCATCTGGGTTTGCGAAAAGTTTCTCCTGCTTCTTGACATCCTTCCAAATCAGGAAGGCGTAGTCTGCAAGATCGGAAATCTCTCCGCTGCCCTTGATGTCCATCTTGTCGCCCATTTTGGTCTCTGACTCACCCTTTCTCATATGGGCCACTAGATGTATGTGTAATCCAGTAGTTCTCGCTGCCTCCTTGAGCATACGAACAAAGTTCTTCTGCCCTAAATTTAAGTTGGCCTGATCCGTATTTAGATCTACCATCATGAGCGAGTCTATCACAAGATGGGTAAAGCCGTTTGCTGATGCCCATCTGGACAGAGCAATGATCTCCTGACCTCTTACATGCTCTTCCTTTCCGTAGATGTAGACCTTGCCCTGAAGGTAGTCCATAACATAACTTGCCGCCTTCACTGTTGGCTCACCTATTCCAAGTGACTGCTTCACCATTCGCTCAATCTGAACGTGAAATGCCATCTCAGGAGACCAAAACAACACCTTCTCCTTCTTGTCAGTAAACTTTCCGGCAGACCACCAGAGGCAGAACTGCTGAAGCAGCGCTGATTTGCCATGCCCGTTGACTCCCGCCCATATTGACAGTGTTCCCGGAATAATTCTGAGATCTGAGTCGAGAAGGCATGGTATCTTGCAACCAGACTTCAGGTTTCGATTCTCGATCCACTCTAAGGTCGAGTCTCTAAAGTTGTTTGGGGCAAATACATGGCCGGATACATCATCAGGGGCCATATAGCCGTCTAAATCAGGTGTTATTAAGTCCATTAGTCTTCCTCGTATCTAGACATCGGGTCATCATTGTAATCAACCCATCGCTCTTGTTCAAGAAATTTTTTCGCACCCGGAACCCACTTGCCAGATTCTGACTTCCACTCGTCAGATTCGACATGCTCCTCAAGGCACTTTATGATTTTCGATGAGTTGCCCTCAAGATCATTGAGAACCCAGTATTGATGCAGGGCTCTTCTTACTCCAAGCCTGTGCTTTGGGTAGATCTTGCAAAAATGCCAGTATCCGGGAGTCTTTGGCTTTTCTTCAGTATTATTTTCTTTTAAAGATTCTTTTAGTCCTACCACGTTAGTAGACTCAGACCCTACCACGTTGGTAGACTCTACCTCTGCAGTGGACACAGAATTCAGTCGGTACACGTTGGTATCGTTATACCTCTGCTCCCTCTCAAGAGTTCCCATCTTGACCATCTCTGAGATCATCTTGCTGCAATATGCGGGAGTATGCCCACTTCTTTGGGATATTTCCTCAAGGCTAGGAAAATATGGCTGTGGACAACTAAGTATCGCTCCAAGTACGCGAATGTGGCCTGCCTTGTGTCTGTGGTCACGAAGAACGTAAACTGGAATTGGCCCCCAGAAGTCTCCACGGTTCATAACATCCTCCACTGGTGCAGTCGGTAATTGTTCCTTCTGGTGTTCCTGTCAACCTCTAAGTCTATCTTGGACTCAAGAGACTTTATGACCCTCTTGAGAGAGGGCTTTGAGGTGGCACAGAGATCACAGATTTCCCTTTGGGTTAGGTGGCATCTGCCATCTGAATCTGCCTTGAAGACAATGGCGATGGAGACCATCTTCTCCAGAGTCGAAAGTGACTTCGCCCGGAGTATGACAGTCATCAAATGCTCCTTTTTTTCCTGAAAAGTCAACATTTTCAATAACTTACATGGGTCTTGTTTTTTCCAAGCCCTTATGCTATTCTAACCGAAATGGGAAGTCAAGACAAATACGTACAGTGGGTCAGAACACAGCCATGCTGCGGGTGCGGAGTATACGGTGTAGAGGCTCACCATGTGCGTGTTGGATCTGGAATGGGTAAGAGACCTTTGGATCTCCATACGATACCCGTCTGCAGGGCTTGCCATATGAAGTGCCATGCGTCAGAATACACAATCGAGGATCAATTAAGATGGATGTACCAGACACAGAACAGGGCAACAACAGAATCGCTTATAAAGTGGTGATCCTGACTACTCTTTGGGTGGACAACGGGCCAGAGCATGATTCCATAGCGAATCTGTCCAAACAAATTGTCGAGCATGAGGTCATTGAACTTCTTGATGGAGCAGGATTTAGGATTGGTGACACTGGGTACGAGTTTAACACCGCTATCAACTCAATTGAATTCGTTCAGAGGGATGACGTACACTAATGAACAAGACTTGGATTCTCAGAAATAATCAGATCAGGGACATTTGCGCTTCTTGGATTTCTTCTATACAAGTTGAAAATCCTTACGGAGATCATGAAATAATTCAGGTCACTGCCAAACCTTACAAGAAGACAAGATCTCTTGAGCAGAACGATAAGTTTCATGCTTGGTGTGGCTCAATAGCAGAGAAGACTGGACACACAAAAGAAGAGATCAAGTACATCATTGTTGAGCAAGTTTTCGGGTCAGAGGATTACGTCAACCTTCAAGGAGAGCCAAGATCTAGGCTCAAACAAACGTCCTCAATGACGGTTGCAGAAATGTCAGAGTTAATAGAGAGAGCAACACAAATTGGAATCGAACTTGGGGCAGATGTCCCAGAGGTGACTTATGAGTAACGGACACTCGGCAGAAGGTATCGAGGCGACATGCCAAGAAGAAGATGACTGGCATCAACAGCAATACTTAGAGGAGCAGCAAATGCAGGCTGAAGAAAAGAACGTCAAGCCCATCAAGACAAGGCAGGCAAAAGGCAAGGAGAGTAAAAAAGAATTCCTTACCAAACTGGTAACTGATCACGGACTCATTCCAGAAGAGGACATCTTCAACAAGGATGGCAAGTGGGCTATCATAAAACTGACCGGGGTTGAAAAGATCCAGAACAACCTTAACATCAAGGTCAAGTTTGAAAGCGTTGTGATTCAGAAAGACTTCTCTGTTATCAAGGCCACGGCTATCGGTCAGCATGAAGTCGTAGAGAGTTACGGTAGCGCTGCCAAAGGAAAGCACCCAGACGGTAATGTGTCTCATAGTTACGTTGTGGAGATGGCTGAAAAGAGGGCGAAGAACAGGGCCGTTCTTAAACTCTGCGGAGCATACAAGTACGGAGTGTATTCAGAAGACGAGTCGGAAGACTTCAGGCAAGAATAGAGGCGATCATGAAAAAGAAAGCAACCAAAAGCGTAGTGAAGAATGAAACTGCAAAAATTATTGATGAGCAAGAGAGGGCTATTCTCGCTCTTGTAAACGCATCATCTCAGGTGGTTAGATCTGTCCTTGAGGTTGGAAGCGCAATGGCTAGTGATTGTCATGAGGTGGACGATCTTGCAAGAAAGATAGCAGAAAAGTACAACTTCAAGAAAGGAAACTACTGGGAGGATTACAAACGGTGAGCCACTGGTACGACAAAGAAGGAAATCCAAAGTACGAGGTTCTTGGAAAGTCTGGAGTAAGACCAACCACTCTCAGGGACGCAAGAAAAGCGGGATGGGTTCCATCAGTGTCCACGGTATGGGGCGAAGTTGTTTCAAAGCCCATGCTGAACAAGTGGAAAGAAGATGAACTTGCAAAGTGCATGTGGAAGCAGGCAATTTCTCCCGATAACTTTGGCAAACAAGACGCCTCGTATGAGGCTGCTTACAAATCTGCCAGAGAAGCGTTCTCCCAAGAACAGCAAGCCGTAATGAATCGCGGCACTGTAATCCATGACCACCTTGAGAGTTATTTTAAGGGTCAAGAGGTGGATCAAAAATACATGATGATCTGTCGCAATGTTCATGATAAACTCAACGAGATTTGCGGAGAAGCCCCGTTGTCCAGTTGGGTATCCGAAAGATCCTTTGCTCACCCAATCGGATACGGCGGAAAGATTGATCTGTGCAACGAAGATTGGGTTGTTGACTTCAAGACAAAGAAGTTCGTTGACAAACCATCTGCAAAAAAGATGGCATACGATGATTACGGAGTGCAACTTGCAGCGTATAATCAGGGCATAGGAAAGGGAAGAAGAATTTTAAACCTATTCATTGACATTGGGGAAGGAAACCAAGTTCTTGAATGGGAGTTTGAAGACGTTGCTAGATACGAAGAGATGTTTAACCACGGGCTTTCTTTGTGGAAACTAATGAAGCAGTACGATCCATCGTTTAAAGACCAGAGGCTAATGTAATGAACGTGAACAAGGTAATTTTGGTAGGAAGAGCAGGAAAAGATCCTGAGTCAAGAGAGACAAGCAAGGGAGAGACTGTGGCAAACATATCTCTTGCAACGAGCAGCGGTTACGGAGACAAGGAAAAAACTGACTGGCACAGAGTCACGTTTTTCGGCAAGGTCGCAGACACCGTTGTACAGTACGTCAGAAAGGGTTCTGAAATGTACATTGAGGGTAGGATAAACTACAGCAAGTACACTGACGCTAACGGAGTTGAAAAGCACTCAACCGACATCGTTGCTTACGCAATGCAGTTAGGTCAGAAGCCAAGCAACTCTTCAGCGCCTTCAGAAAAGCCAAATCCTGTAGGAGTAGATGACATTCCGTTTTGAAGTGGCAGGATGACTTAGATCAAACCTTTAGGGTTTATCATCTTGCAAGATGGGTGTGGAAAGTAAGGGACGAAAAATCTCCGAAGGGCGTCTTTTGGGTTGACTGGTTTGAGAAGAACGTAGGCATGAGCCTGTATGAATTCATGGATTGGTCTATAGAAAACGATCTAAAATCAAAGGTTGCCCAAGACGTAAAGGATCAGGGCTACAGAAAAAGAAAAGGACTAAGATGATATCTGAGTACCAAAAGTTTATTCATAAGTCGAGGTATGCCAAGTATCTTGATGATCAGAAACGCAGGGAAACTTGGGAGGAGACAGTAGAGCGGTACACTAACTTCTTTCAGGAAAGGACATCCATTAATCTAGATCGTGTTCGTGACGCCATCATTAGCATGGATGTCATGCCTAGCATGAGATGTTTAATGACCAGTGGCAAAGCATTAGAGCGAGATGCAGTCGCAGGATATAATTGCTCGTACCTTCCTATCGACAGCCCACGATCATTTGATGAGTGCATGTACATTCTCATGTGTGGAACCGGAGTTGGTTTTTCAGTAGAAAGGCAATACATCAACGCACTTCCACAGGTAGCGGAAGAGTTCCATGACAGCGATTCGGTTATCGTTGTAAGGGACAGCAAGATTGGATGGGCCAAGGCGCTCAAGGAAATGGTAAGCCTGCTGTATGCCGGACAGGTTCCTACATGGGATTTATCCAAGATCAGACCTGCAGGGGCTAGGCTCAAAACATTCGGAGGCAGGGCTTCAGGGCCAGACCCTCTGGACAAGATGTTTAGGCATTTCGTTGCCGTGTTTAAGGGCGCTGCAGGAAGGAAACTTAACTCTATCGAGTGTCACGATCTTGTGTGCTTTATTGGAGAGTCAGTAGTTGTGGGAGGGGTTCGTAGATCTGCAACGATCTCTCTTTCAAACCTTACTGATGATCGTATGCGTCATGCAAAGTCTGGGCAGTGGTGGATGGAGAATCCTCAGAGAGCGCTTGCAAATAACTCTGTCTGCTACACAGAGAAGCCTGACATGGGGATATTCCTGCGCGAGTGGACGGCTCTGTACGAGAGTCGTAGTGGAGAGCGCGGTATCTTCAACAGAGAGGCAGCAAGAAAAGTTTCTCCAGAGAGAAGGGACACTGAACATGATTTTGGTTGCAACCCATGCTCAGAGATTATTCTCAGACCTAAACAGTTCTGTAATCTGTCAGAGGCAGTGTGCAGAGAGCGCGACACGCTTGATGACATTAAGAACAAAGTAGAGATTGCCACCATCATTGGCACTCTACAGTCCACGCTAACTGACTTCAGGTATCTGTCTCCCGCATGGAAGCGCAACACTGAGGAAGAGAGGCTGCTTGGAGTTAGCCTGACAGGAATCATGGACTGTCCCGCTATCATGAATGCAAGCGCTGAGGAGTTAGAATCACTCAAGGCTCATGCTGTAAGCACAAACAAGAAGTGGGCAAAGAAACTTGGCATCCCAGAAAGCGCAGCGATTACATGCGTAAAGCCGTCAGGAACGGTAAGCCAACTTGTGGACAGCGCATCAGGAATACATCCTCGCTACAATTCACACCTGATTCGCAGGGTTCGCAACGACAAGAAAGATCCTCTGTCGCAGGCTCTCATTGAATGTGGAATACCGCACCACACCGATCCGTACAACGCAGAGGCTTGGGTGTTTGAGTTTCCTCAGAAGTCTCCCAAGAAGTCTCTCACTCGACATGACCTGTCAGCCTTGGAGCATCTTGAGATATGGAAGAGGTTTGCGCTACACTGGTGCGAACACAAGCCGTCTGTTACCATATACGTTAAGGATCATGAGTGGGTTGATGTTGGTGCTTGGGTGTGGGAAAATTTTGATATTGTTTCTGGAGTGTCTTTTCTTCCTAGCGCAGATGAATCCCATTCATACGAATCAGCGCCATACGAAGACTGCGACGAGCAGGAGTACAAAGCCAGAGACAAACAGATACCAAAGGAGATTGATTGGGACTTGATCCTTGAAGAGGAAGACGTTACCACTAGCAGTCAAGAGTTTGCCTGCACAGGAGGGGCATGTGAGTTATGAAATACACTGGGGTAGAGGTGGAAGTTTCAACCACGGAAGGATAGAAGGCTACAGATGTGAAAGGTACTCAGTAGGAGAAAAGGATAACAGGCAACACTGGTATATGCTTGCCGATCCTCACTTAACCTACCTGTGCGCCAAGGGGCCTTTCAACACTCCAGAAGAACGTGACACTGCAATAGTAGAGGAGGTTCGTAAACGTGAACTTGCTAATAATTCCTGACGGCCATGCTCACCCAGATTACGACAACGAAAGGTTTCGTGCTTTGGGTAAATTCATTCTCAAGGAAAAGCCGGAATACATCGTATGTCTTGGAGATCTTGCAGACCTACCCTCATTGTCTTCCTATGATAGAGGAACGAAGGGCTTTGAGGGGAGGAGGTACAGAAAGGACGTTGAATCAGTCATAAATGCTCAAGAACTTTTGTTTGAGGATACTGCCAGATACAACGCCAGAAGAAGGAAGAACGCTAAGAAGCAGTACATTCCAAAACTCACCATGTGCTTGGGTAATCACGAAGACAGGATAAGTAGAGCAGTTAACTCTCAAGCAGAACTTGATGGAACGATAGGCATCTCGGATCTTAAGTACAAGGAGTATGGGTGGAATATTGTTCCTTTCAAGAGAGCGTTCACAACTCAAGGGATTACTTTCTCACATTACTTCACAACAGGAGTTTCAGGAAGACCCATATCAAGCACTCATGTTGGCCACACGCTCGTTTCTAAACTGCACTGCTCCGCTGTACAGGGTCACTCCCATTTGTACAACCACGCTGAACACACGCGCCCTGACGGGCAAAAAATATTTGGGTTGTCTGCCGGATGTTTTTCGCATCCAGAATACTCTGAATCTTGGTGCAGAGACACAGAGCATCAGTGGTGGAGAGGAGTTGTGATGCTAGAGGACTTGGACGGCGAGGGGTACTACGATGCAGTCAGAGCCATAACTCTAAGAAAACTGATCAAAGAATATCTATGATCTCTTCTATGCAGCCAGTTGGAAATGCCGTTATGGAAGACCAGTCGCCCTTTTCATCTTGGGTGTTTGCCACCTTAACGACTTTTCTGTCCTTGTGAATAAGATATCCAGTCGTTTGTATTACTGGAGGATTAACTTCCTCTGGCTTTTCCCACCCTGATGTTCCAAGTATGTCTCTCCAGACAACCTTAACAAGTTTAGGAGTCTTCCTCACCAAGAACCTCGTCAACTCTCTTGATTAACTTTATCCTTAGATCCTGCATCTTAACTTGAAGTTCCTCAATTCTGCGATCCTTTACATCAGATCTAAGATTTCTGTTATACGATATTCTGTTTCTTCGTTCCTGAAGTTTCTTAATAGAGTTGTTGACAGACTTTCGGAGACCATTGAGTCGGTACACCTTGTAAAGATCACTCTCTACAAAAGAGTCGTACTTATCTCCCCTGCCGTAAACTTTCAATATCGTGTCATTTATTCCCGCTGCAACATCAATTGATCTCTCATAGTCTGAGAACTTATCATAAGTGAATCTGTTTTTGTTTGCAGTTGGATCTGCCAAGAAGCGTCTGGCAAATGGCATCTTGCCCCACTTGATATCTCCAGTCTCAGAGTGAGTAATGCTTCCGGGGCCTATGATAAGCGCAGCAGTGTCGAAAGTTCGCTCAACAAATCTACCCGCTCCTCCATACACCGTTTCAGCAATAAACTCAAGTATGTCGGGCTCAATGCTGATCAGACCTCTTTGCGCTCTGTCGCCTCCTATCGCGTTTAAAGTTCTAGCCACAGCCTTTGAAATTTCTCCTGTTGATGACCAGTATCTTTCAGAGGGAGGATCTGAGGATCCCCATTGCGGATCTTTGTAAATGGGTTGCCCGAAATAATTTTCGTTGAACGCCAAGTCTAGGAAGGGATCGACAATCGTTGGAGAAACTGTCTGAACCGCTGCTCTTGTAAGTTTGTCGCTGCTTCCCGCAGAGAACGGAAGGAATGACTCGCCCATGCTAGACACAAGGTTCATTGAGGCTTTTCCCGGAGATGCGTGACCAAGCATCATTGCTGCAATCGAGTCTCCTATGACATGGAACACATTGTATCCATATGGAAGAGGAATCTTAATGAAGTTATCCCACCCCGGAACAAATATATGAAGTTGCCTGCTTCTTGACTTTATGTCAACCTGCCTCCATCTGTTGATGCCGTCTTCGTCATCTCCAGATAGTAGCGAGTTCAACATGCTCTGCGTGAAACTGTAAGCAACAATTCCTGCAGAAATTTTCTGAACGCGATTGAAGCCCTTTTTGTTTTTGCCTCTTTCCGTCAGGGCCTGAAACAGCCTCACCGTTCCCTGAACGGATGCGTTAAAGAATAGGTAGAGAGAGTTCAGACCGGATCCCCACTCGCCTTTCTGGGAGAAGTTAACTGTTAGGTTTCTTGCTATGTCTGCTGCTTTGTTCTTTGCAGACTGTTCATCCATGCCGTTGCTGATGAAAGCATCCTTTGCATGTTTGTAGGTAGACAGGCGCATGGTGTTCTCAACTACAGCGTTGTAGTTGGTTATAAAATCAATCACCTTGTCTTTATATCTCTTTGCACCCGCAATGCTTCCATCTTTAATGTAGTTAGATATCTTTTTCTCAAAGTCTCTAACATCCTTAAAGGCAAAGAAGTCTATGCGTCCTCCTGCTTTCGTAAATTCCTCTGCAAGTTGAGACCACTCTGTGTCAGCCTTTTCATCTATGATATATCTTTTCAGACCCTTTCCAGAGGACTTAATATCCTTTATGATCTTTCTGGTAAGTTTTTCTGTGTCCTGAAACTCAGATACCGTTTCTTTTAAGCCCTGCAGGTTTTGTATGGCAGTTTGAAAGTCCCTTACAAAGTTAGTTGCAACAAACTCTGGGTTCATAGAAGTATGAACAGCACTGAACCATCTGTTAACCATCGAGGTAAACTGAAGAAAGACTCCAGAGTCGGTCATATTATTTCTGTTGAAAGCCTGACCAAACCTTTTGTCTTTGACGATTATGGCGTACTCTTGCCCGTTCATCTTGAATCTAATGTTGTGATCAGGGTCAGCCTGCTTATCTGGATAAAGACCCGCGAATAATTTTCCGGTGATTTCATCCCTGTGCTTTTTAAACTGCTCAAGAGTTGTCACAACCATGTCATCTCTAAGATCGTTTGCGTTCATTAGAATTAACTGAGCAAAAGACATTGCAACTTTGTTCTTTTCGATTCTGTCAATTGCTCTGTCCATCGCCATAATAGAGTGAGCCCAGACCGTTTCCACTTCACCAGTGGTTCGCCCAAGAGCCTGCTTAGACTCCAATCCTCCAACTCCTATTTTGGATGGGCCAAGAGGCTCCTCAAAAAACTCATCCTGTATGATTCGATCATTGCCAATGAGGGGAACATATGTGTTGAATGTTCTTTCATCGTTGTACATGTAAGACTTCGACAAAGCCTCTGGATTTAAAAGCCCTGCCTCAATCTGCATCTTAACCTTTCTCTTGTTGATGGCATAGATAAAGGATGCGGCCTTTCCTAGTTTTGAATATTTTTCGTCTCCTAGTTTATTTCTAAGATCCTCCAGAACCTGTTCAGCAGAGGTTTGATCTTCCCATTTTACGCCTAGCGCTTCGGATTTCTTTCGCCATTCTGCATTGCCCTCTATCGCATCCTGCTTAGTAGACCACATGCCTGACATATTGGGCTTGTTCTTTGCCTTTCCTGCAGCCTTTCCAGACCTATTTCTTTCTATAGCATGTACGGCATACATGTAATAATGAAGATCTGTCCCATCAATTTTGTTTATTTGAATATAGTTCTTCCAAGGATCAACCATAGTTCTGTGAAACAGTTTTCTAAAAGCGTTAACTTTATTTTTGTAAGCACCATGATACATCGCGGGAGATTTGTTTCTGTCTATTACTCCGCCTCTCTTCTCCAGAGAGTCTTCAAACCTTTCAAAGATTTCAAAATAGTTCGCCAACCACTTTACAATATTCAGAGATGATGAAACCTGATATCTTCCAAAAAGTTTTCTTTTGCCGGGAATGGCGGGTAGAATTTTTGTATCCCTTATGAGTACAAAGTTTTCCAAGAATCCTAATAAACCTCCGCGCCTTGCAAAGGGAATGTCTTCTTCTATAAAGCCGCTAGTAAGACCTCTTTCGTAGAATTCTGGAACGTCCTCTACAAGATTGCTAAGAGTTCTCTGCGCCTCAGCAGATGTATTTGGAGAGTTCTTTCCAAGTTCTCCAGAGTAGAGGTATGTCCCTAAAAAGTTGGCAGCAAACACAGCATCTTCATCCTTCATGAGATGCGCATGTTTCCTTGCAGCAGCCTTAGCAAAGACAAGTATGTCTGCAGCCCCAATCATCTTGGGATTAAGCCAGAGTTTGAGCCTCGCAAGCCCGTACAGAATAGCGTCTACGACAGCCCTCCAGAATGGATGGGATGACATTGCTTCTGTCTCAATAGTGTAGGCCATAGTCTCTTCAAGAAGAATAGGCTCACTAAGTTTTGGAGACCGTTCTTTGACCAGTTCGTATATCTCACGAATGCCCGGATCTGTTTCAACAAGCATGGCAATCTGTTTCATCAGTTTCTGATAGAACCTTTTGCCCATTACTGCTTGCATTCCGTGACCGCCAATCTCATGCAAAGTAACAGGTATAACTCTGTCCTTCGGCAGGTTTTCGGCAATCAGGTAAACAGTCTGGTTGTAAGTAACAGCCCTTGGCCTGTCTTGATAATTTGCCTCAACCTCATCTTGAATGTGCTGTGGAAGTTCTTGAAAAGTTTTTACCACTGCAACCGTTCTAAAGATCTGCCTTCCAAACGCTTCTGCAAGTTGAGAAATAATCTCGTCCTGAGATGCTGATTTTTCGTATTCTTTTGGGCTGATCCAACTCTTGCCATTCCAAACTTTTAATACAGCGCCAGTTCTAAGACCTTCTCTACCCTCAACCCTAACCCATCTGCTTTCGCCTTTTCTTACGTTAGCATCCAATGGCCTATCGGTTAGGCTTTTTATGAGAAGAGGTTGCCAACTTTTATCTCCGTAACCAAACCTTTCGCCAATAGGCGCATCCCTTCGGGTAAATGCAGGAAGAGGGCCTGCAAGAAGAACGCTTACAGCGCTAGTCTCAGACAGTCGGCTTTCTCCTACATCAATAACAAGAGATGGTTTTACATTGGGAGCGTTATATCTTTCATCTTTAAGTTCATTGAGTCTAATATCAAGCGCTGCTTTCTTTTCCTTTAGTCTTTTGAGGCTAGGTTTTTTGCTAAGAGTTCTTTTGACTGATGATAGTTTTTTTATTCTTTCCTCAAGAAGAGCATCTTTTAAATCTTCAATTCGATTTTGTTCAGAGACAATTTCTGACTCAAGAGCCTGTATAAGTTGGGGTTCCTTGGGGGCTCTAGTCCATCTACTAGCCCTTTTATCTATGTCAGACTTTCTATCTTTAAGTTCTCTCTTTAACTTATTAATTACTTTCTTTATTTCGCTTGTCTCTTTTTCATTTCTCTCAAGTTGTTCGACCAAGCGCGGAAGAACTTCAATAGACTCTATCTGATTTTCTACTTGCTGAAGTTCTTTCTCAACTCTGGATATTTCTGAGTTAATTTTATCTATAGGACTTTCTGCTACTTTTTTCTTGGCTAACGGACGTTTTGGCTGAAAAGGCCCTTTTATTTTTCCTACTCTTATGAGATTTTCATACTGCCGTTGTTCTGCTAAATCTAGAGCCTGTTGCTTCTGTTGTTCTGCAGTTGCAAATGCAATTGTTGCATTTTCTGCCTGTGCCAAAACTCCTTGTGTCGTAGCCGGAGCGCCTGCGTTTTCAGCAATTTCAGTAACTTCCGCAATTTGTTTGGACAATCGTTTTTTTCTTGTACTCACTACAGCGCTTGTTAAGGGCTGAATTTTTTCTCTGTAAGGCAAAACTCTTTTTTTGCCGGGAACAATTCTTTGCGCATCAACGATCTCAACGCCTGTCCTTAAAGGTCTTTCTTCTCTTACTGTTTCAATTGTAGGCGCTGCTTCTGGGTCTAATTTTGCAATTCTTTTTATAGACCTTTTATCTCCGCTCAAAGCCTTACTGTAAATCCTTGCAATTTCTTCACGCTTCTTGACAGCATTCTCTGCTTCTTCCTTTGTCTTAAACAGATTTTGACCAGAAGACCCAAGATCCGGGTTGTAAGGATCAGTTACTTCATAACGGACATATTTGTCTATGAATTTACCATCCGCCTCTTCTACTCGGAACATTACTTTATCAATAATGACGCCGTAAGCATTTTTCCATCTAGCCAACGGAGCAGAACCATATTGTTTGAGCGATAAAATCTTTTTGAACGTGAGTTTTGGATAGACTTCCGCTTCTAATACTCTTTGGACAACAGCCTGTGTTTTTTCTGAGTTGAGCGTATCGTCACTTCTCACAAACTGACTGTACTTTCCATTAGCCCACGCAGACGGATATAAAGATCCCTCAAATGTTTTTATATTTGAGTCTCGCGCCTGAATCTGCTTTACAAGAAGTTTTTGATATAACTGTTTAATGACCTCTAACGCTTTGGCCCCGCTCTTTTTCGCCTCTCGATCAGTTTTTGCATCTGCTACATCTTTGATAGGGCTCTTGAGCGCTTTATAAACATTTAGAATTCCTTCTTCGTTTCCTTTTGGCTCAATAAAGTTTCCTTCGGAATCCATAAGAGTGTATATCTGAACAAGATCTTCTTGCACCTGTCTGGATAGACCTCTGGATCCGCGAGGGTTTTCTCTATAGTATTCAACAAGCGCTTGGTAGTATTGATTAACTCCTTCTCGCCTGCTAATCTTTTTGTTTTGTACCTCTTTGAGTATGTAGGAAAACTGCCCCTCGCTTGGCAACTGCAAAAGGGGAATTCCTGCAAAGTTTTCATCCTTCATGGCCCTTAATGTTTCTCGTATCCTCGCGTTTTCTATCGAGGACATTCTGTCCATGTAGTCTTTAGTGTTTGCTTTGTTTGGAGATTTTCCTAACTTAATCTTTTTGTTATAAGCCTCTATCAACTTCCTAGCATCTTGCCTTTTTTCTGAAATAATTCTTTTTATTAATTCCAGTCTAGTAAGTACAAGATCTTCGGATCTCGCCCTGTTATATATTTGGGTAAGTTTTTTCCTTTCGCTCTCTGCTTTATTCGCGTTTTCTTTGCGAATCTTTTCGTTTTCCTTTCTTGCTTTTTTTGTGGCTGCAACTCTTTTCGCTTGTATCCTGAGATTGGCTTCTAGCGCAGTTGCGCTGTCAGCGCCGTACAGATCCTGAGCGGCAAACAACTCTACAACAGAATTCGGAAGCGTTTGAGCGACCAATGACTCAATTGGCGACCCGTCAGAGAGACTGAAGAATTTATCTACAGTTTGAGTTTTTGTAGACCCTTGCTCAGAAATTACAAATGAATCTTCGTTTACTTGATTAACGATGTAAGACCTTTCAAGAAACTCCCCGTACTCTTTTTCAAATTTAAAATACTCTTCAGAAATTTCTTCTTTGATGTCTGCTTCAGATTTTTTTTGCGCTTTAGAAACAGCAATAGGCTTGGTTTCACCAAGCCTCATCTCAAGCAGATTATTTAGATCAAAAATTCTTTCTACAATTCTCCAAAGAGTTGATCCCTTTCCGCTAGACTTTACGACTTCGCTGATAAACTCTGGATCAGATGCAACTTCTGCGGAGATATTAAATCTTACTGTTGAGCCCTTCTCTATAAGCGAGGGGGACATTGGTATATCTGAAGCCCTAGAAAGAAAAGTTGAAACGGATTCTGTGTTCGTTCCTAGAGTCGCGCTATTTCTTAAAGAGTTGTAAAGTTTTTTAGATGTTGCCTCTTCAAAAACAACCTTTGGCTCTTTTCCGGGGCTCGACTCTATTGCTTTCCTGTACTTCTTAAATAGATTTCTGTAAGCGGTTATATTAACGTCAATCTCTAGACCGCTCACAAAATCATTTATGGCTTCTTCAGTTACGCCAGAAATATTATAAGTCGCTTGGTCTCTTTCCTGATATAAATTATCAACGATTAACTGTTGATCACTTATTATTTCTTGCAAGGTCTCAAGGACTGCTTGCTCAAACAATAGATCTTTTGTTTTTTCTGCGTCTGCCTTTAAAAGAGTGTCATCTTTTCTGTAATCGCTAATAACTTGTAGAGAGTAATCTACATCTTGGATCAAAGCATCGTAGTAGAGCGAAACGCTTTCAAGGTATTCAAATGCCGAAGGGGTATCAACTCCCTGACCTGAAAGAGAAACTATTTTGTCAGGCTTGTTTTCTCCTTTTGCAGAAGGGGAAACGAAAGATGTTCTATAATTTCCATCTGATGTTTCTATTATCTTGATGCCGATTAAATTTGTGCTTGTATTCTGTTCACGGGCTAATTCAACCAAATCCATGATTGGTATGTTTTCGACGTTATCCCCGTGTTTTTGCTTGAGAGCATTAAGGGCTCCCGCTAATTCCATGTTTCTCTGGTCATCAAATTGCTGTACGGCCAAGATAACATCTTCGACAGGCTTTGCTTTTCCTTTCTCATCGAACTTCAAATCAATGCCTGACCCATACAGGACAAGTCTTTTAGGCTGTTGCGTAGTTTCCGCTCTTGCGCCTGTTTTAACTTTGTCTCTAAGTTCGTATTGAAGGTTGCCTTCACCATCTAGATCTGGAATGTTGTTTCCAGACTGGTCTTTTAAAATCTTACCCTTTTCATCTCTTTGGTACTTAATCGCTGCAACCTGAGTTTCTGATGGAACTTCTTCTACGACATATGTTCCCGCAAGAGAAACGTACAAAATGTCCTCTTCTTTTCTCCCGGTTCTTTTTGCGATTTCTTTTCTTATCTTGGTAAGACTTTTTCCTTCGTCAGTTTTTATTCTTGCGTAAGCCTCTTCAAGAGTGTAAAAACGAGTGTACTCAGAAATTTTTTCTTTTGGTATACCGATCTCTATTAGATGCTTTTCAAGAATTTTTAAAGTGTTAGTTCCTGATTCCGTTTGCTTCTGAACAATATCGGAAAGATACAAAATTCCTTTGTTCCTCTTTAAGTCAAAGGATCTAATAAGATCTACAAAATACTGAGGGCCAAACTCTGGGAATTTGACATCTCCCTTCTCATCTAACTTGCCAAAAGTGTAAACATTAATTGCAGATTTTACTCTCGACCTTCTAAGCCTAGCCTCTCTCTGCTCTTTGGTTCCTGCTCGTAACGTGCGAACTTTCGCTGTGACTTGCTTTCCTTCTGGGGCCTCATACTTTCTGAGAATTCCAGTCTTAGCCCTCTCTTCTTCAAATTCCTTCTTAGTTAACTTTTTCCCGTCTTTCTTGGGATCGCCTTCCTGCCTTTGAACATCAGTCCTAGCGTCATCTAATACTGTTTCTACTTCTTGCGTAATGGAGAGCGGATCCTCTTTGGGCTTGACTGTTTGAACCAACTTGCTTTGTTTATCTTGCGGGTCTTCAGGGCGCGATTTCCCGACACGGGCAATTTTCTTTTCTTCTTCTAATGCCAGTTCTTCTGGAGTGAGACGCTCCAGAGATCTCTTTCTGGCTTCCTTGTATAAGCCTCTAAGCGATTCTGAAGCCTGCCTGAACTGCTCTTCGGGCATATCCATAAGGACTTCATCAATGCTACCTTCTAGCCCTTTCGCCCTTACGATGAGTCCTTCCGCCTTTTCCCAGAGTTGATTGTCCTCTGTGGATAGTTCCTCTGCCTCATTCTTGAGCATTAGAACATTATTTTCTCTTCTATCGCCCCTAGCAATGTACTCTTTGTTTTCTTCTACATCCTGAGTTTCTGTCTGCTCTTCAGGAGATTGAGACCTAGGGTCGGAAAGCAGCAACTGATTCAAGTATATTTCAAAACCCTCTTGAGCCCCTTCAGAAACTTCTTTTCTTATTGCTGATTCAACAAGCGCTTTCTTTTCTGCTTCGCTAAGATATTTAACACCCGCTTTTGCTTTTGAGGATGCCAGAGTAGTATTCTCTGTGAGCGCTGCTTCCAGAACATCATCAAAAACATAATCAAATAGAGCATCATCAAGACTGTCTCTTGTAGCATCTTTTCTTTTGCTAAAACCCAATTCCTCTAGGCTGATACCCGCTGCATCAACTATTTTTAATAGTTCTTTTCTAGATGGTTGTTGCCTTCTTTTGCCTAATGTTCTTCCTTCGGTTCTGACCCTTTCTGTCAGGCTAAGGTACATTTCTGAAGCGGTATCTTTAGATAGCCTTGCTACATCTTCAGCATCTTTTATAGTTCTTTTGGTCGCTAAAAAATTTATAATCGCAGCGCCAAAATCTTCTGCTGTAGCGACTCCTTCTGCAGGAACAGGCTCTTCCAATCGTCGCGCCATTCGCTGCTGAAGAGTTGGGGGAACTGGGGTATCCCTCCTTAGAGTTCTGCGTCCATCAGGTTGCGCCGTTGGGAAAACGGGCGCTTCTGGAACTATGGGGGTTTCGTCTAAAGAAAAATCTCCAACAGGAGTCTCGCCTTCTAGGTTCCTTGTGAGATTTGCCAGATTTTGCGCATCTCTCTGCTCCTGTCGTAGCCTTCTTTCCTCTGATTTAGCAGCCTTTCGATCTTCTTTATTTTGACCAGTTAGAGCAGCCTCTGCTTCCGCTGTGCTATCGTTGTTTGAATCAAATGCAGAATCAATGCCTCTGGCTCTCTGAGCATCCCCCGCAATGAGCCTGTTCGCTTCTGATTGAAGAAAATCTTTAACTCTCCCCTCTGGAAGAGAATCAAAATCTACGTCCGAGCCTCTTT